CGATCTATAATACGTGATATAACAATCACTTATTAATTTTTTTTGTCTTAATATGTCATCAATAAATACTACCTAACAAATAAATTAAATAACCGAAAGTAATATGTTTAACAATAGATAAATATAGGTTTAGGAAAATTAAAATGTATTATCTTTATTTAAAAACTCATAATAACACCGGGCTCAAATATCTCGGAAAAACAACACAAGATCCATTTTCTTATGCAGGGTCTGGTAAATACTGGATTAGACATTTAAAAAAACATGGTGATTATGTTACTACAGAAATATTAGCAGAATGTAAAACAATAGAAGAATTTAAAATAATTGCAACCCATTATTCAACTTTATTAGATATTGTTAAATCAAAAGAGTTTGCCAATTTGGTGCCAGAAACTGGGGATGGTGGGAATACCTCTGATTCTGAAAACTATAAAAAATACTTTGCAGAACATAAACATTCTGAAGTATTCAGTGAACGCGGCAAGCGGTCTAGGGTAACAGCAAAAGAGAATGGAACAGATATTGTAAGAACAGAAAAATATAAGAAAACTGTTAATTCATCACAATGGAAAGAAACAATTGGCAATGAAAAAATAAAAAAATGTAATGAAAATAGAGATCATAAAAAAGCCGGAGCTAACATATCAATGGCTAAACAATCTGCTGAATGGAAAAAAACAATAGGAAAACAAGCGACTGAAAAAAGACTTCAATCAACTGATTGGAAAAAACTAGCACAATCGGTATCTGCTACTAGAAACAGTCAAGAATGGAAAGATACTATTGGTAAAAAAGCTATTCAAAAAACATCAATAACAAAAAGTAATCCAGAGTGGAAAAACACTATTGGAAAAGATAGTAGTAAAAAACGAACAGATACTATTAGTAGTTCAGCTTGGAAGGAACAAAATTATATATGTTGCATACATTGCAATAAATTATTAGATCCGTGTAATTATAAAAGATGGCATGGGGATAAATGCAAACAAAATACGGTTGGCCATTAAAAAATTAAAGAAATATAAATTTATACTAATGAGTCATTCATAAATACAAAAAAACAATTGAACAAGGATGTTTATGCAAGTAACTAAAAGAAATGGCTCACTAGAGCCGTTGGATTTATCCAAATTACACGCGGTAATAGAATGGGCGTGCACAGGAGGAAATGAATTACCTCCAATAAAAGGTGTTTCAGTTTCCCAAATAGAAATGCAAGCAAATCCGCATTTTCATAATAAAATTAAAACAAAAGATATTCATGAAATGATCATCAAAGCGGCTGCTGATTTAATTTCAGAAGATTCTCCCAATTATGATCATGTTGCCGCCAGATTAACTTGGTTGGCGGTCAGAAAAGAAGCGTTTGGTTATAACACCCCCCCGAATCTAGGTGAAATATTAAAGAAAAATATAGAATTAGGAGTTTATACACCGGATATAATCGACAAGTATAACCAGAATGACATAGATATCATTAATTCTTTTATAGTTCATGCGCGGGATGATTTGTTCAGATATGCTGGGTCAGAACAAATGCGTAAAAAATATTTGGTTCAAAATAGAAAAACTAAGCAACTATATGAATCATTTCAATTTCCATATATCATAGTTTCTATGATAATATTTGCAGAGTATCCATCCGATACCAGAATGGGATGGATTAAGAAATTCTATGATTTAGTTAGTCAGCATTATATTTCATTACCTACCCCAATTATGGCAGGATTACGAACTAAAGTTAAACAGTTTTCCTCTTGTACTATTATAGAATCAGGGGATTCTCTGAAATCAATTAATTCGACCGCTGCTGCAATAGTAGAATATGCATCAAGAAAAGCTGGCATAGGTCTTAATATTGGTAGAATCCGCGCAATTGGTCAACCAGTGCGTAATGGTGAGACTATTACCACAGGAATAATACCATTTACAAAATATTTTAATGCAGCATTGAAGTCTTGTTCACAAGGGTCTGTGAGGGGGGCGAGTTGTACAGCAAGTTTTCCCGGATGGCATTTTGAATTTGAAAGATTAATTGAATTAAAAAACAATAAAGGCACAGATGAAACCCGTATTAGAACAATGGATTACTCCATTGCATTAAATGAAACATTATACAAGAGATTAGTAACAGGTGAAAATATTACGTTGTTTTCACCAGAAGAAGTTCCAGACTTATATGAATCATTTTATAGTAATGATATAAAACTATTTGAAGAATTATACACCAAATATGAAAACAATAGAAATATATCAAAAAAATCATTAAGTGCGGAAGAGTTCTTTACTAAAATAATGAACGAACGTTTTGAAACAGGCAGGATTTATATTATCAATTCAGATACTATGAATAGTCAAACTCCCTTTTATGAAAATATATATCAAAGTAACTTGTGTTTAGAAATTGCTCTTCCGGCAAAACCAATGGGGTATGATGATTCATTAGTATCATTATGCACCTTGGGGGCGATCAATTGGGGTAAATTTTCAAACAATCTTTCTGATAAAGAAGAAACAATATTAAAAGATTGTTGTCAAGTATTAGTACGTGGATTAGATTCAATTTTAACATACCAAGAATATCCAATCGAAGCTGCAAAACGAGCAACTGAGTTGTATCGGCCACTTGGTATTGGCATAATAGGATATGCACATTGGTTAGCCAAATGTCGTTCTGCGTGGGGTTCTAATGAATCATTGATTAACACAGAAACATTGATGGAAAAGCAAGCATATTATTTAACTGAAGCATCTATTGACTTGGCAAAAGAATTTGGTGCATTACAAATGAGAACTAGATACGCTGATGGTATTGTTCCAAGAGATTTGGCAAAGATTCCAGTAAATAATCCACTAATGAATTGGGATTTTTTGAAAACAGAATTGTTAACTCATGGTATTAGAAATGGATGTTTAATGGCATTAATGCCAAGTGAAACTAGTTCTACACTAGCTAACGCAACTAATGGTATTGAACCACCAAGAAATCTAATAACAATTAAGGGATCGAAAGATGGTGTGTTACCACAAGTAGTGCCAGATTATTTAAAATTGAATAATATATACGAAACATTGTGGAACGTAGATGTTCAAGATTATTTAAAAACAGTTGCTGTTTTTCAAAAATATGTTGATCAAAGTATCTCGGCCAATACTAGTTATGACCCAGCTAAAGGAGAAATTACTATGGCTAAATTAATCGAGGATTTAATTTTAGCATATAAATTAGGAATTAAGACATTATATTATTGCCAAACAAATGATAATAGTGGAGAAGAAATTGATACTGGATGCGAAAGCGGGGCGTGTAAACTATGAGAAATGAAATGAGTAATATATTAACAATGAGTTCAACATCAGAAAAATTATTCTTTGGCAATACTGGGCATGGAATTTCTAGATATGATGTAGTTAGATATCCAATTTTGGACAAACTTGATCAACAAATGAAATCATTTTATTGGAGACCACAAGAAATTGATATGTCCCAAGAAAAAAGATCGTTTTCACAAATGACCGATCAAGAACAATTTGTATTTACATCTAATATTAAAAGACAAATATTATTAGATTCTGTTCAGGGAAGAGCACCTACATTAGCTTTTTTACCTCACTGTTCAGATCCAATGTTGGAAAATTGTCTGACAACGTGGGCATTTTTTGAAACAATCCATTCAGAAAGCTATACACATATTATTAGAGCAATATATCCTGATCCAAAAGTTATAGTTGATGATATGGTTAATATCGAATCTATTGCAAATTGTGCCACTGATATTACACTAAATTATGATAATATGATTAATAATCCAAACAAAGAAAACTTATATCTTGCATTAGTTTCGGCAAATGCATTGGAAGCAATTAGATTTTACGTATCATTTGCATGTACATTCTCATTCCTAGAAAGAGCAAAAGTAGAAGGTTCTGCTAAGATTGTTAAACTTATTGCTAGGGATGAAAACGTCCATTTAGCATTAGTCCAGCATATTTTAAAACTATTACCAAAAGATGATCCCGAATTTATTCAAATTATAGGTGATAATAGAGACAAAGCTGCTAATATTTTCATATCAGCAAGAGACCAAGAAAAAGAATGGGCAGAATATTTATTTTCTACCGGTAGTATATTAGGTATAAATGCAGATATATTACATAATTATATAGATTTTTTAACAGCTAAACGAATGAAAAGTATTGGATTGCCAACTGCTGATGTCAAGATTTCGCACCCAATTCCATGGATTGAAAAGCATTTAACATCTGTTAATACCCAAGTAGCACCACAAGAAGTTGAAATTTCTTCATACCTTTCTGGTGGTGTAATAAATAATATATCAGAATTGGATTTTTCCAAGATTTGGTAAAAAAATATCCAAAAGATAATATATGAGATTAATGTTAGAAAAAACCAGAGAAAAAATATAGAGATTTATGGGTTGATTATGCATATGCTAAACCATCTACTAAGTGGGAACGATTTAAAGGAAAATTTAAAACATTAAAATCAGCATAATATTTGACAATTGTAGAAATTTAATGTATAATATCTATTTTATTAAATGAGATAAATTTATGAGAGAGTTAATTGATATGGTTTCAGAAGGTATTACAGAACATTGGTTTAAGACCGATGCTTTTGAGACCTTTAAGAAAGGTAATCCAGAACACTATGAAATTGCAGATGAACCTGGAACTATAGATACACTAGAAAGTGATGGCAAGCCACAACATTATAAAAAGGGATGGTATATACTAACTGGTCCAAAAGGTGAACAATATAGTATGCCACCTGAAAAGTTTCATGAACTAAAAGATGATAATGGTGATGGAATATGTGTTCCAAAAAAGATCATCAAACTTGCTAAATTAGCTGATCACGATGGGGTTGTAAATACATCGTGGGGTGAACCGTTGCATTATAAAGCTGGTGAAGATGTAATCATTCGTCATGGTGATAATGATTATGGGGTTGTCAAGAAAGACATATTCCAGCAAACATATAATATAGGAAAATAAAATGATAGATGTTGCAAGTGAAGAAGATATTTTAAGAATAAAAAACTTACAAGCTAAATTTGATAGAATTGAAGATAAGAATAAATGTCTGAGAGTGCAATTTTTGGATTGGTTATCTGATAAATTTGCAGAGTATAGTATCAAAATTAAAAATGTATCAGATAGTATCGATGCTCCGTGTTTTATTAAATTTGATAAACCAACCGAACATCTATCGGTTTTTAAAGAAATGGAACAAGCTGCATACTTTTATGATCCATCGTTGAGTAGCTACATAGATATAAAAGGATTAAAAGCAGGAAAATCATTAGAAGATTGCACATACACAATGATGCAAGATGGTAGTCTAAAATCTCAAGCTCAATCTAAAAAAGAATGGGATGAAATAGCTAATGAAAGAGCTAAATTAATGGAAGAAGAAATTTCAAAATTGAAAAAAGAATTTGAAGAATTATTAAAAAAGGAAATATAAAATGGCAAAATTAAATGAACAAGTATTAGTAGTAAAAATCAGTAAATTATTAAAAGATGGCGATGAACCATCATTGTTATTGACTGATGATGGATTAGTAAGTTTAGAAGCAGTTGTACAAGAATTAGCAGGCGCTGGCACTTTAGTTGAAATCCAAATAGCATAACCTATGACAGATAAAACATATCGAGAAATATTCAATGAATCATGGTTATTTGAATTACCAAGAGATACTGGTTTTTCAAGTAATAACCCATATGATGAATTATTACTTGTGATAAATTCTAATATAGAAAATGGATTTAATGTAACACGGAACGGTGATATATATTTTCTAAATGTTGATGTTCACGATATATATTGCTGGATTGGTGATTTTGAAATTATTGCTAGATTGTCCAAATTTAAACAAGGATTCGCCATAAATTTAGTAAGTAAAAAACCAGGTTCATCCATTCATGCGAGTGAGTTTTATCAGAAAATATTAGATGCAAGTAACAGTTCATTATTATTTAGTGGCGATTTATTAAGCACTCAAGGATTTGGTATATGGAAAAACGTACTTGCATCAGGAAGAACATTGATGGTGTATGATCCAACTAATGCTAATACTTATCAAAAATTAAATACATTAGATGATTTAAAAAATTTTTATGGGTCTAACAATGATTATGAAAAATATCGGTATGTATTATCTGAAACTAGTAAAAAACAAGCATTAATATATTCAAATTTTGAATTAATGAGAGCATATAAGCTCACATTTAATATAATAGACTAAGGAAAATAAATGACAATAACCGCTATTATTTGGAGTAAATCACAATGCCCACAATGTGACCAGGCAAAGGCATTGATGAAATTACACGATATCGTGTATGAAGAAAGAATAATAACAGATGATGGTAAATGGACTAGGGAACATCTTTTAGAAGCTGTTCCAACTGCTAGGGCAGTACCACAAATATTCATTGGAGATAGACATCTTGGTGGATTTAATGAATTACGACAATATTTGCAGGAAGCAATATGATTATAGATAAAGGTGTAAGTGTAGGTGAAGTAGTTACTATTAAACTAACTTCAGGTGAAGAAGTAATAGCAAAGTTGGTTGAAGAACGCACTGACTTTATTAAAGTATCAAAACCACGAGTTTTGACCTCAGCGCAAGGTGGTATTGGTTTAGCACCATATCTATTTACAGTTGATCCTGATAAAGATATAAAGCTACAACGCGGGTCTATTGTTATTATAGAACCAACCGAGAAAGATTATGCTTCTCAATATCTTTCTGGAACAACCGGAATTCAATTAGTATGACATTCGCAATACCAGTAGAATTAACAACATTAGCAGCTGATATTGGTGGACAGTTAGATTCAATGTTATCACATTCTGGTAGTGCTTGTGATTTATTTGGAACAATGGCTGCAACATTTGATGATGCAGCAGGTGCTATTGCCAAAGCTGCTGAACATGCAGTTCACGCTATTACTGAAGCGATTGGATCTATAGCAAAATCTATTAATAATGCTGTTTCTAAAATTACAGGTTTACTTGATACTGCAATGGGCAAGCTCAATACATTAGCCGCGTCTGCTGTTACTGCAATCAATAATGCTATTAGTAACTTGCAATCATCATTAAGTGGTGCATTAAGCACTATTGGCAGTGCCATACAAGGTGTTGTTGATAGTATTGGTGCTGGATTGACTGATTTAAAAAATAAACTTGCTGCTGAACTTGGTAAGATAAATCTTAGTAGTTTATCTTGTAAAGGTGTACAAAGTTTAGCTACAACATTAGGTGATGGTGCTTCTGCTGGTATTTCGGCAGTTGGTGATTTTGCTAAAGGAATTTTACCAACTTCATCTCCAGCATTAACTGATTCAGCAAGTGCTGTCACTTCTGCTGCATCACCATCCGCATTTGCTGGGTTAGGAACAGGAATGTCAAATATGTTTGACACAGTTATGAATGATATCGAGGCTGCATTGGCATGAGTCGTGCTATAGCTAGATTGAATGATCAAACAATGGGAGATTGTTCAGTCCATGGCAGCAATATCGGTGGCAAAATAACATCTGCGTCTCCTAATGTTATTGTAAATAATAGAGGAGTTGCTAGATTAGGTGATAAAGTATTAGCTGATTGTGGACACGAATCTGAAATTATAACAGCATCTCCTGGTAGGTCAGCAAACCAACGAGGTGTTGCTAGATTAAATGATGAAGTAGGAAACAGTCCATATACTGCTAAAATCATAACAGCATCCCCAAATACCTTCGATTAACATAATGCCCTTCGGGGCATTATTTTTCTATTCTTCGTTTTCTGCTAAATACATGAACTAACATTAAGTTAGATTTTCGTGGATAGGGAAACGAATGACAATTACAAATAAAGAATTCAACGCTAGGAATGGCGCATTGATTGGTACTACGTGTACCAATTATGTGCAAGTTCTAGGCTCAACTACAGGTAATGCAATCACTATAGCTGCACAGGGTGCAGATACAAATATTAGTATATGCTTGGCACCAAAAGGTTCAGGAACAGTAAATGTATCATCTTCATTCATAGGTGGTACCGGTATAACAACTGTTGGAACAATCACTACTGGCACTTGGTGTTCTACTATTGGTGCTGTTAATGGCAATTCAATTACAAACTTAAATGCTGCTAACTTAACTGGAACACTAGCAAGTGCTGTTACTTCAAGTAGTTTAACTGCTGTTGGAACTGTTACCACTGGTACTTGGTGTTCTACTATTGGTGTTGTTAATGGCACAAATATTACAAATCTAAATGCTGCTAATTTAACTGGAACACTAGCAAGTGCTGTTACATCAAGTAGTTTAACTGCTGTTGGAACTGTTACCACTGGTACTTGGTGTGGAAGTATCGGTGCTGTTAATGGTAATTCAATTACAAACTTAAATGCTGCTAATTTAACTGGAACACTAGCAAGTGCTGTTACATCAAGTAGTTTAACTGCTGTTGGAACTGTTACCACTGGTACTTGGTGTGGAAGTATAGGTGCTATTAATGGTAATAGTATTACAAACTTAAATGCTGCTAATCTAAGTGGTATATTGTCATCTACTGTTACTTCTAGCAGTTTAACTACCATTGGAACACTCTCGTCATTAAATGTATCCGGTAACACAACGATAGGTGGAAATTTAACAGTCAATGGTGCCGTTACGACCATTGCTACCAATACATTGCAAGTTGATGATAAAAATATTACAATGGGCAATGTTGCAACTATTACTGGTATAACTGGAACTATTTCTGGAACGTCAACAACTACAACAGTGACTGGTGTGTCTAGTGTTGGTGGGTTAATTGTGGGACAAACAGTTACTGCTACAGCTGGTGGCCCATTTGGTGGCACTACAACCATTACTAGTATAGATTCACTTACACAAATTACTATCACATCAACAACGGCTAATACCATAGGTGCCGTTACATTTACTGCGGGTGGTGCTACTGATATAACAGCAAATGGCGGTGGTATTACTGTTCTTGGATCATCTAATAAAACCTTTAATTGGGATTGCACTTCTACTAGTTGGTTATCATCTGAATGTATCAATGTTGCGTCAACAAAAGGATACTTAATTAACGGTACAGCTGTTTTAAGTTCTGGAACACTTGGATCTACAATAACTAGTTCTTCTTTATCTACCGTTGGAACTGTTACAACTGGTACTTGGTGTGGAAGTATCGGTGCTGTTAATGGCACAAATATTACAAATCTAAATGCTGGTAATTTAACTGGAACCTTAGCAAGTGCTGTTACCTCTAGCAGTTTAACTGCTGTTGGAACTGTTACCACTGGTACATGGTGTTCTACTATTGGTGTTGTAAGTGGTGCTAATTTAACTGGTATTACTGGCACATCATTAAGTTTAACCGCAACTTATAATAACTTAGGAATTGGTACCGGTTCATTAACTAGTATTACAACTGGTTCTAATAACATTGGAATTGGTATTGGTTCATTATGTAAAAATACTATTGGTAATAATAATGTTGGTCTTGGATATTGTTCTTTATGGAATAATACTACTGGTAATAACAACACTGCAATTGGATATTGTTCAATGGTTACGACTACTATTGGTAGTAATAACTTTGCAGTTGGTAATTATGCATTAACTGCTCTTACTACTGGTAATAACAATGTTTCAATAGGAGCGTGTGCAGGTTGTGTTATCACAGTTGGAAGCAATAATTTTGCGGTTGGTAATGGTGCATTAGCAAATAACTCAGCTGTTGCAACATTTGGAACTATCACAGCTGGAACTGGCTATGTTAATAGTACCTACAACAATGTTACCTTAACATTATCTAGTGGTGTCGCACCAACCATATACCCAGTTGCTAACATTACAGTAGCAGGAACAGTTGTAACTGGTGTTGTTCTAGTATCAGGTGGTGCCGGGGTATTTGCTTCGACCGTATTCACTGCTCCTAATACAAGTTTAGGTGGTACTGGTTCTGGATTTTCTATACCAGTCGGAACATTAGCATCTGGCAGTAATAACATAGGTTTAGGGAATAGAGCACTTTCTACTAACAGCATTGGTGCAAATAACATTGCATTGGGTGGGTATTCACTTGCTTGTAATACATCTGGTGGAAGTAATGTTGCATTAGGTTATCAATCACTCTATTGCAATACTACTGGATCATCAAATTTTGCACAAGGTTATAATGCATTAGGTCAAAATGTTAGTGGTAATAATAACTTTGCACAAGGTTGTGCTGCATTATCTAGAAATAGCATTGGTAATAATAATACAGCAATTGGATGTAAATCGTTATATGGTAATACCACTGGTAATAATAACATAGCAATAGGATACTGTACAATTTATTGTAATACCACTGGATCTAATAACATATCACAAGGATATGCGGCACTTAAAGGAAATACTGCTGGAAACAATAATATTGCAGGTGGATATTGTTCTTTATATTGTAATACTACTGGTAATACAAATATTGCACAAGGATACCAGGCATTAGTATTGAATACAACTGGTTCTAATAGCATTGCTATCGGTGGGTGTGCATTATACAACACAAATTCAACTGGTAATAATATTGCATTAGGGTTCTGCTCAGGTGTTTCTATTACTTCTGGTATAGGAAACATTATACTTGGTTCATACGGTGGGTCTGCTGCATTAGCGTGCACATTTGCAGTCCAAGCTGGTAACTGTTTGAGAATGAAAGTTGATAATAATGGATTATGTATCAATGGTACAATAGTTCAAACTGGAACTTCAATTACTTGTGTAGGAACTGTTACAACTGGTACTTGGTGTGGAAGTATCGGTGCTGTTAATGGCACAAATATTACAAATCTAAATGCTGCTAATTTAACTGGAACACTAGCAAGTGCTGTTACCTCTAGCAGTTTAACTGCTGTTGGAACTGTTACCACTGGTACATGGTGCGGTTCACTTGGTACAATAAGTGGTGCTAACTTAACAGGTATTACACCAGGATTAAACTCATATTGCAGTTTAGGTATTGGTGGTTTAAACTCTGCTTCTACTGGTCTTAATAATATTGCAATTGGGTATTGTTCTTTAATAGCTAATACAGCAGGTGCTGGTAACGTTGCTATGGGTGGTTATGCACTATATTGCAACACAACAGGTATCCAAAACTCAGCAGTAGGTGTGAATGCACTCTATTACAACACCACAGGCAACTACAACACAGCTAGTGGGGGTGGCGCACTCTATAGCAACACAACAGGTATCCAAAACTCAGCAGTAGGTGTGAATGCACTCTATTACAACACCACAGGCTACAACAACACAGCTAGTGGGGTGAGCGCACTCCAGAGCAACACCACGGGCAGCTTCAACACAGCTAGTGGGGTGCAAGCACTCTATTACAACACCACAGGCAACTACAACACAGCTAGTGGGGGTGGCGCACTCTATAGCAACACAACAGGTATCCAAAACTCAGCAGTAGGTGTGAATGCACTCTATTATAACACAACTGGTAGTTATAACTCAGCCGTTGGTGTGAATGCACTCCAGAACAACACAACTGGTTCTAACTCAGTAGCAATTGGATATTGTTCATTATATAACAGTAATGCAACTGGTAATAACATTGCAGTTGGATTTTGTGCTGGAGCTGCTATTACCACTGGGGTTAATAACGTAGTTATTGGAAGTTATACAGGGTCAGCTGCCCCAATATCAGCTACTGGTTCGAATTATATTATACTCGCAGATGGTGCTGGAAATGTAAGACAAGTTATTGATAGTTCTGGTAACGTAGGTATTGGTATAACATCTGCACTAACTGATAAACTACAAGTCAATGGTTCCATAACTGGAACCGTGATAAAATCAACTATAGCTACTGGAACCGCACCATTAACAGTGACATCTACAACTCCAGTTACTAATTTAAGTATTGGTGGTAATGCTGGAACTGTAACTAATGGTGTATATACAACAACTGCTCAGACTCTTACCAATAAATCATTATCAGATAGTACAACATTTTTTATTGATGAAACTGATGCTACTAAAAAATTACAGTTTCAATTATCAAGTATAACTACAGCAACTACTAGAACATTAACAGTTCCTGATGTAAGTGGCACTATAATTACTACAGGTGATACTGGAACTGTTACAGGAACAATGATTGCTGCTGGTACTATTACAGATTTAGATATATCTTCATCTGCGGCAATTACAATTACTAAGTTAGCATCTAGTACTATTTCAGGAGTTTCACTTGGTTCTAACTTAAACACATTAACTATTAGTTCACCATTAACTGGAACTAGTTATAATGGTTCTGCCGCAGTTTCTATAGGTATTCCTGCAGCAACTACTTCTGCAAGTGGATATCTAACTTCAACTGATTGGAACACTTTTAATAATAAACAACCGGCAGGTTCTTATTTAACTGCATCTACTGGGGTTACTACATTTAGTGGAGGAACTACTGGTTTAACTCCTTCTACAGCAACTTCAGGAGCAATAACTTTAGCAGGAACTCTTGCTATAGCAAATGGTGGAACTAATTCTACTGCAACTCCTACATTGGGCGGCGCAGGGTATGGTACAGGTACTGCACTTGCATATACTGCAGTTGGTACTACAGGACAAGTATTAACATCACAAGGCGGAGCCGCGCCTATTTGGGCTACTCCTTCAGGAGGTACACCATATACAACTGCATCTAACGTACAATTAAACTCGCTGGGTATTGGTACACCAGCATCTGCTACGGCAGGTGAAATAAGAGCAACTAATACCATTACTGCATATTATTCTGATGATAGATTAAAAACTAAACTTGGAATTATTGAAAATGCAATAGAAAAGATTATGTCACTTGATGGATTCTACTATGAGGCAAATGAAACTGCCCAAGAATTAGGATATATAGTTAAAAGAGAAGTCGGAGTTTCTGCACAATCTGTTCAGAAAGTATTACCTGAAATTGTTGTACCTGCTCCTATTAATGATAAGTATCTTACAGTATATTATGATAAACTTATACCATTATTGATACAGGGATTTAAAGAACAACAGATTCAAATTGATGAATTAAGAAGCCTAATGGGAGCAAGCAAATGATAGATTTTCCATCATCACCTACCAATGGACAGGTAGTAACATTAGCTGGCAATCAATACACTTACAATTTAGCAAAGACTCAGTGGCAGGTTACAACACCTTCAGTTTCTACTAACTTGGGTGGTGGTTCATTAGGCACAATACCCTATCAATCCGCATTAAACACTACTGCGATGTTGGCAACAACAGGTGGAGTCAATGATTTAGGTTATTTAAGTATTAAAGATAGTACAGCCTCACCAACACTTCATTGGTATGCAGGAACTACTTCAACAAATGTTAGTAATAATACCAATTGGATTTTTACTGTTGCTCCCATTATTCCAAGCACAATGTTTTTTATGTTTTAAATATTTTTAGAGCCGCTGCGTACATCTAAATATCTAGATATGGATATTATTATGAAACCAAACGGCGGCACAGAAATACTATTCAACAACTTCTTAAAATTTGTTGATGAATATAACCCAGACAAAACAAACATCATTCTTAGTAGATGTGACCCATCGCTGATATACCAAAATAAAACTAATATAGTATGGCAACATGTAATGACCGATCAAGGCGTTACACTAGGTATGAATTACCCAGAATTTGTCAATAATATAGATCATTTTGTATATGTTAGTAATTGGCAATTAAATCAATTTAAAGAAAAATTTAATATAGATCATTGCAATAATCACGTTATTAGAAATGCTATTCCAGAAATAGAATTCATAGAAAAACCAACCAATAAAATTAGATTAATCTATACTTCAATGCCATTCCGTGGATTAGACATTTTACTAGATGCATTTGACCTAATAAACAATAATGAGGTAGAACTTCATGTTTATTCATCTAATATCATTTATGGTAAAGATTACAGTGCTAATGTAGGAAATGCATTTGAACCATTATTTCATAGATGTAAAACTATGAAAAATGTAGTTTATAAAGGTTATGCAATGAACAAGGCAGTTCATAAAGCAGTTCAACAAGCACATATCTTAGCATATCCTAGTATCTTTGAAGAAACTAGTTGTCTAGCAGCAATTGAAGCTGGTTCGGCAGGATGTAAAATTGTTACAACCGATTACGGTGCATTAAAAGAAACGTGCGGTGATTGGGCATCTTATATTGAGTTTACCAATAATAGACAAGATCTAGTACACAGTTATGCAGAATTATTAAAAAAAGAGATTGACAACTATTCACCAGAGTGTTATAATAAACAAAGTAAGTGGTTTAATGATCAATATTCATGGACCAATCGTGCAACCGAATGGAATAATTTTTTTAATAATATATGCAAATAACATACGGTTCAGTAAATGATGGGAGACAATATATAATAGATATTGTTTCAAAGTCAAAACAATCATCCACTTTTAAAGTTATAGATATCGGTGGTGCAGTAAATGGCTGGTCTAAAGATATTTCTGATATGATTGTAGATAAAAATATAGAATCATCAGAAAATAGTATGCAACTTGATATTTGTGTATTTCAAGAATGGCAGAAATTATTAGATTACGTTGAAATAAATGGAATGTATGATTATGCAATATGTACACATACCTTAGAAGATGTGTATAATCCATTCTTAGCATTAGATTTCTTACCAAAAATAGCAAAAGCTGGCATTATAACAATGCCAAGTTTAAGAACTGAGTTAAGTAAAGTTGAAAGCAACGACTGGCTGGGATATATTCACCATAGATGGATGTTTGACATCATTGATAATAAAATGCTAGTAATTCCAAAATTAGAATTATTATCATCGTTAGTAAATAATTCAATAAAATTTAACCCACTTCAAGCAGAAATTAGATATGAATGGAATGGTAATATCAACTATGATATTTTTATGGACAATTATTTAGGACCAAATGTATCAATCGTTGTTGATACCTATCAAACGTTAATTAGTAAACTCAAACAAAAACAATTATAAACAATATGACAAGAAAAGTAATGATTGGAACACCATGTTACTCTGGGCAAGTAGATGTGTGGTATACAAACAGTTTAGTCAAAACACTCAAAATAATCGCAAAATCAAATTTAGATATTGAAATAATTCCAATTTGGATAAGTTTTGATGCATTACTACAACGTGCTAGAAATGATACAGTAGCGTTAGCACTTGAAATGGAATGCGATGACTTAGTTTTCATTGACTCTGATATAGAATGGGAACCAGAGCAGTTGTTCACGTTGTTAAACTACAATGAAGAGGTAGTAGGTGGAACATATCCTAAAAAGAGTTCAATAGAAGAATATGTTGTAAGACAATTAAGTATAACACCAATAGTTTCAGAATCTGGATTGTTAGAAGTTGATGGTCTTGGTACTGGTTTTGTAAAATTAAGTAAGAATGCACTGCAATACTTATGGGACTCAAGTGAATATTATGTTGACCCAAAAGATGGCAAAGAAAGAAGAATGATATTTGATGTAGTTATTAAGAACCAATTATTACACAGTGAAGACATTCATATGTTTGATAAGTTAAAAGAAGGTGGGTTTAAAGTTTGGTTAGATACAGCAATAACTTGCAATCATTCTGGTCCAAAAAAGTTTACTGGTGATTTTAGGTCTTGGTATAAAAATAATATTATTGATAAAATTAATACCCCTATTAAAAAACAATTATGAAACAATTTATTATGTTATCCGGCTTACCCAGATCTGGGTCATCGGTATTATGTTCTATGATAAACCAACACCCAGATATTCATGCATCAACTACTTCACCAGTTATTGACTTAATAGAAATATTAAATCAAAATTGGCCAAATATTTCAGCAGCTTTAATAAAACCTGATATAAAACAATATCCAAATATGGTCAAAGGAATATGTTATGGTGCATATGAACATATTGATAAATCAATAATCATTGATAAAAATAGATTGTGGCCAAGACATGGTAAGTTAATGACAGAAGTATTAGGGAGTAAACCAAAAGTAATATGCACCGTTAGAAGCATTCCCGAAATTTTAGCATCGTACATTATTCTAATCAATAAAAATTCTGACAAAATAACATTTGTTGATCAGGATTTAATCGATAATAACCTTCCTATAAACAATAAAAATAGATGTAAACTTTTATGGGAGAAATATATTAATGGTCCATACAATAGTGCAAGAATAGGGTTTAATTCCCCTGATGTTGATTTACTTATAGTAGAGTATGATGATATAGTAAACAATAGTCAAGAAACTATGAATAAAATTTGCGATTTTATAAACGCTGATACTATTAATATAGAGTTGGATAATCTACAACCGATGAAAGAAAATGATGACTATCACGGTGGAATGAAAGGATTACACGAGGTAAGAAGTATTATGAAACGAACTAGTCCATCTCCAGAATTGATAATAGGGCATGAGTTAACAAATTTATATACGAACATGAAACTGGATTTTTGGAATAAATGATAATAGAAGCATTTAGAAATAAGTTTACACAATTAAAATCACAGGGTATTCATATACAATATGTATTAGATATAGGTGCATATCGAGGAGACTTTACTGATACAATAAAAT